CTTTCATGTACGACATGATTTCGTCCATGCTTTCAGTCCTTTACTTCTTTATTCCTTTCCTGGCCCCTGTCCCAACGCTCTTTCAGCGTGTCACAGGGTTCACGGGACTCGACCTTGGCTATTACGTCTCTCTTGGAGCGTGGTTCTGCCTTGACGTCATTCCTTCTGTTCTTAGGTTTATAGTTTCGTTGCGACCGGCGCACTTCCGCCCGACACATCTTCTTCGTTGGGCAGGAGCCGTCTTTATAGCGCTGTGTTCTTACGTTTACGAGAGATTCTTGGACCTTTTGACGAGCCTCTACCAATGTGATAGGCCCCAGACTTTGTTTTTCTTCTGGCGCTATCCACAATCGTACTATTGCGAGTGGTACAATAACCACTATGGCGTTTACGCAACGCTCTCTAGCCTGGATCTTTATATCTTGGTCCTGGTGGTGAGTGCTGCCCTAATTTGCGCCATGGCTGCATATTTGAGGTATCTATTTGACACTTCAGCAGTCCGTCCCTACGAAGGCTTGTCGTCCCTTCTTTCCTCGTTCTACGTTGGCACTCCTTATCCCTCTGCCCTTGACACTCGCAGCTATAGAGACGCACTCCATTCTGAGGTTTTGCCCCACGCGAAGCCTCACCCAGGCCACTCTCATGGTCAGGCCGCAGCTTACCGCCAAGCTGCTGGAGCTTTTATGCGCAACGTTGCCAAAACTATCTTACACCGACCGTGGTCCTACCAAATGTCTGCCACAGAACAGAGGAATGGCCTCTCTGGAGCACGCTTCCCAGTGTGGGTCAAAGACCTTCACACTCCTCTTAGAGATGACCCTCTCCTGATGAACAGCGCTGTCCTCATGATCGACGTTGACTGTTACGTTGACATGCCTAGATGGCTCGCTGCTAACTTCATGCCTCATCTACTCTTCACCTTCCAGCCACAGACTGCTGGGAACACAAATACCGAGTACGCTTACTCATTTGCAAATGACGCCGTAACCTATGAGGTGCGCGGCGGTGGTAAATATACCCATTCTATATGGAATTACCAACATGACGCATTGTCTGCAACACAGTACTTTCTTGGTATCGTTCCCATTTCACGCGC